CCCTCGAACCTGAGCGTTCCCGAGACGTACGGGGTACAGTGCTTCATCTTCATGAACTCTTTTCCGCTGTAGTTGTTGTTGACCCATTGGTGCCGGATGAACGTCATGCCGTCCACGTCGATGAGGTAGCCCTTCTCGTAGAGCTCATCGAGCACGTCCTCATCGCACCTCATGCCGAAGCAGATGGACTCCGCGTCCACGTGGCCGAACGTGTTGCAGAGCGCGCAGCAGCGATAGTAGAGCACCTGTGCCTCGAAGCTCAGCGACCTGAAATCCTTCGTCTCGGTCACGTCGGTCGATGCTATGAGTTTCGCCTTCATCTTCGGTCCTCCCTAGTACTCGATGCCCATCTGGGCAAAGAACTTGTCTCGTGGGATGCGCCAGAGGCTCCCGACCTTGACACCCTCGATGTCCCCGTTGATGAGCATCTTCGTGACTGTCACGCGGGACACCCCGAGCAGGTCGCAGATGAAGTCCGTGTCAAGGAACAGCGGAAGATCATCCGGCAGCTCCTTCATCCTGAAGTGCTTGGTGTGTGCGGCCATGTTGGCCTCCTTTCCTTGGTTGCTGTCTCGATGACGGTTAAATAATAGCGATGATAATTAAGCCCTGTCAAGAGCGAGCGCGATAAAGATTGAGAGCCGCTCGACTAGAATTGAATTTACTAAACCCAACTAAACATCACTAAAATTAACTAAATTCAACTGAACGGTTTAGTAGACACCCGCCGAGAAGAGTGCTATGCTCGTCCCATGGGATTCTTGTCTGAATTTGTCCCGGCTGCCCTGCGAGGCACGGGCGCCCAGCAAACCTCCGTCATGACCGGCTTCCGCACCTTCACGGAGACGGCTCCGTCGTTCTCCGCGTGGGACGGCACGCTCTACGAGCAGGCGCAGACCCGCGCCATCGTGGAGTGCATCGCCACCCACTGCTCGAAGCTCAAGCCCGAGTTCGTGACGCCCGAGGGGAGCAGGGGGTCCATACCCCGCGTCCAGCAGCTCTTCACGTCCTGGCCGAACGACTACATGACGTGGCCCGACTTCCTACGCCGACTGGCAACCATCCTCTACGTCGACACCACCGCCTACGTCGTTCCCCAGTACGACAGGGACCTCAACGTGACCGGCCTGTTCCCCCTGAAGCCCTCTTATGCCGAGGTCGTGGAGCTGGACGGCGAGCCGTACGTGCGCTTCACCCTGATGACGGGCGAGAAGGCGACGTACCGCTTCTACGACGTGTGCATCCTCTCCCGCTTCCAGAACACCTCGGACTTCTTCGGCGGCGGCAACATGCCGCTCACGCCCACGCTGCGCCTGATGGACGCCCAGAGGCAGGCCGAGGAGCTGGCGTTGCAGAACGGCGCGCGCATCCGCTTCATCGGCAAGCTCGGCGGACTGGTCCACGAGCGCGACATGGACGCCAAGCGCAAGCGCTTCTCCGAGTCGAACCTCGGGCCCGCGAACACGAGCGGGCTTCTGCTCTACGACCAGACCTTCGAAGACATCAAGCAGATAGACGAGCAGCACTTCACCATCGACGCCGACGGCATGGCCCGCATCGACAAGGCCCTGTTCACCTACTTCGGCATCAACGAGAACATCCTCCAGGCCAAGTACAACGAGGAGGAGTGGGGCGCGTTCTACGAGAGCGTCATCGAGCCGTTCGCCATCAAGCTCGGCGAGTCCCTGACCAAGATGCTGCTCACCGCCACCCAGGTCCGCAAGGGCAACCACGTCATGTTCTCGTCCTCGCGCCTCGAGTACGCGACGCCCGAGACGAAGCTCAAGGTCGTGTCCGCGCTCATGGACCGTGGCGGCATGACGTTCAACCAGTCGCTCGACGTCTTCCAGCTCCCGCACATGCCCGGCGGCGACGTCCGCATGATCCGTGGCGAGTACTACCTGCTCGACGAGGACAACAACATCATCGCCGAGTCCGGGGCCACAACGACGCCGAGAAGGTCAAGGCCACCGAGGTCGCGGACCCGAACGAGCCGCCCGACGAGGACGCGCCGGACGAGCCCGACGACATCCTTGACAGCGACGAGCGCGACAACTAGCCGACCAAGGCCCCGAGACAGGGGCCTTTTCTTTTAGCAGAGGAGGCCGAGATGCCTTACCTTCCCGAGAGCCGCACCTACAGGAACTTCACGGCTTCCAACTTCAAGCCCGTGGTCCGTTCCCTTCCGGAGGTCGGCGACGACGCCAGCGAGGAGCGGGTCGATGAGCCGAGCTACAAGGTGCGCGGTTACTTCACCACGTTCTCGCAGGAGTACGAGCTCTACCCGCGCATGGGCGACTGGCCCGCAGAGTACGAGCAGATTGACCCGCACGCGCTCGACGGCGTGGACACCAGCGACACCATCATGCAATTCGACCACAGCGGGGCAGTCCTAGCCCGCACCCGCAACTCGTCCCTCGTCATCGGGGTCGACGAGCACGGCGGCTGGTGCGAGGCTGACCTCTCCGGATGCCAGCAGGCCCGCGACCTCTACGAGGCCATCACCAACGGGCTTGTTGACGAGATGAGCTTCGGCTTCATGATCGCCGACGACGAGAACGGCAAGGGCACCACGTTCACGCGCGACGAGCAGGGCGACTACCACACCACCATCACGCGTATCAGTCGCTTGTATGATGTCTCGGCCGTGAGCTGTCCCGCGAACGCGAACACAGAAATCCACGCCCGCTCGGCCATCAGGTCGCGCGTCGAGTCCGACCGTCTGGCCGCTCAGGAGGCCGCGAGAGCCGCCGAGGAGGCCGAGCGCGAGCAACGGGAGGAGCAGGAGCGAATCGCCGCTCAGGCGGCCTCTCAGCGCCGCAAGCGCATGGCTGCCGCGCTCAGGCTCGCGTCAATGTAGGCACCAACCAGGCACCAACCGCCCGCTCGGGCGGAGCACATAAGCATGGACCCCTTCCGACGGAGAGATCGGGGGGCGTCGGCAGGAGGAGCACCTGCCGCTTGCGCAAGGACGCAGGGGGAGTTCCCACGTCAATCCTATTCGTCACTGTAAAGAAGGGGGTTCTCATGTTTGAGGCCTTCACCGCGGCCCAGTACCGCGCCCTGGACCACGACGCGTTCGTGGCCCGCAAGAACCAGGTCACCGACCTGCTTTCCGCCGACACCCTCCCCGAGGGCGTCACCGACGAGATGCTGTTCGCCGAGGTCGAGCTCATCCAGGCCGACCTGGAGCGCCGCAACAAGGCCGTCGAGATGCGCAACGCCAACATCTCCAAGGTCAACGAGGGCGCCGGCACCGTGCTCGCCGCCAACGAGCCCGCCCAGCCCGCCGCCCAGGAGCGCAAGGCCGAGCACAGCTTCGTCGTGCGCGACGGCAACTTCACCGACTCGCGCGAGTACCGCGAGGCGTTCGTGCGCCACTTCACCAAGCAGGCGCCGATGCCCGCCGACATGATCGCCAAGGCGCAGGCCGAGGTCCGCGCCGCCACGCCCGTCGCCATGAACGAGGCGTACACCAACATGACCGACACGTTCACCAACACCTACAGCTCGCTGGTGCCCGTGCCCCTGACCCTGTCGCAGGAGGTCGCCCGCGAGATCCACAACTACGGCGGCCTGGACACCAAGGTCAACCACACCTCCTACCCCGGCGGCTACGTGGTCTTCGAGTCCGACATGCAGGCCGAGTTCATGTGGATCGGCGACAAGGAGGTCTCGCCCTTCCACAAAGACTATGACCCCGAGGCGTTCCAGTTCGGCGCCAAGCAGCTCGAGTACCGCCACTCCCGCACCATGCTGGCCGAGGCCATGATGAGCGACCAGTTCAAGTCCCTGCTCGCCCCCGCCATCGCCGAGGGCTACAGCAAGGCCCTGAACGCCGCCATCCTCAAGGGCAACGGCACCACCCAGCCGCGCGGCATCCTGACCGACGAGCGCCTGACAGGCACGAACGGCAAGGCCACCGTCCTCGAGGTCACCAAGGAGGACGTCGCCTCCTGGGAGTTCTGGGTCCGCGCCCTGTTCGCGCCCGGCTTCAACGGCGCCTACCGCAACGGCGGCGAGTGGGTCATGGGCGACGGCACCTGGGGCACCAAGATCGCCACGCTCCGCGACGACAACAACCGTCCCATCGCCAACTACTCCGGCACGGGCGACGCGCTCAACGAGGCCATCCAGCCCCGCATCCAGAGCCGTCCCGTCAACCTGATCGACGCGGTCGTGCTGCCCGGCTTCGACGAGTGCGAGGTCGGCGACGTGTTCGCCATCTACGGCAACCTGCGCAACTACACGCTCAACACGCAGCCCGGCATGCCGCTGTCCACCACGAGCTGGGACGACCACGATACCAACACCAAGAAGACCAAGGTCCTCATGGCTTGCGACGGCCGCGTGACCAACCCGTTCGGCTGGCTGCTGCTCAAGAAGAAGGCTTCCGCCTAAACGGGGGTCGAGAGCATGCAGAGCAAACAGAACCTTGTGAACGTCAAGGTGCTGCGGGACTTC